AAAACATTACCCACAGTAAATTGAACATTATCTCCGACTTCAATAGTTGGAACAGTATAGTGGTCCACCACAACTCTCACTGTAGAAGCTTCAGACGTAAGAGATACAAATTCTACATTTGCAGGAAACCTGTCTGTATGCAAATTAAAATCTGATGCAGAAATTTCAATACCATCAACAAATGCTGTAATAAATCCTTTATCTCTTGGTACGATTTCTAAGGGTTCAACATGCGAAGTTTTAGCCGCAGAAGCAGCAGTTCCAACTGGATTAATTAGCGAAACTGTATTATTTCGTGAATATTGAAAGGATGTTCCTGATACATAAAAACTATTATTAGCATAAAATCGTGAGTCTAAAAGTTGATTTAGAGAAACATAAAAAGGAGCTGGTGGTATTTTTGAAAATAGTCGACTTGTGCTACCAGTGGAAGTAGGATTAGCTATGACAAGTTTATCTATATTATCAGCACCATCAATAGAAGTTAATGATGCATTTGATGTAGATCCGTTTGTGTTAAAACCTAAAATAGCTGAAGAAAATTGAACAGTTTGAGGGTTATGCCCGACAAAACCAAGTGGAGCGCCTGTATTAGCTTTTTCTAGTGCTGGAAAAGAAATTTGATCTATACCTTTAAGACCTTGGAAAGTTGATGTATCATCATTAACATTTAAAATGTGTTTATGAAAATTAAAATCAAAAGCAACATTTAAACCTTCAAGGGTAAATTCAACAAATTCTGATGCACCCCCGGTTTCTGTAACTGCACTACATAATAAACGCAGCTCACCAAGAGTGCCACTAAATCCATTTTTGCCACTTAATACCGCAGGGTTTAATGAATCAGCTAAACCAGCTGAGTTTCCAACCTTAAAAGTAGGTGGATGTGTTCCCACAGTAGATGTTAAATTAGTAACTTTTTGTGTTACATCAGGTAAAGATACAAAATAATCCGTGCTTATGTTAAGAGGATAATCTTGGCGATCTATAAAAGGATCAACAGAAACATCAATTACTACACTGCCATCTGACGTTCTTCTTGGAACAGGTACTAATTGAAAATCAGGAGCAGGAGGTGGAGTAAATGGGGATAGTATGTCTGTGTATGCAGTGGGAGTATAGTCAATAAACTCATCAGAATCTACATAAACATTTGAAATATACTCTGTAGCCTCAATTTGAACTTCGTGTTCCTCATTTCTATTTATTCCGGTAACTTTAAAGAGTTTTCCTGCTTTATTTGTATAAACATCAGAAGAATCAGCTAATCCAATAGTCCCAGGATTTGACATCTCACCCACCATCCAAATGTCATTTTTTTCTGGCAAAGCATTTGAAGGAAAACCTGAAAAAGCTTCAAATGCTTTACTAACTGGATTAAACATGTGGGTTACCGATACGTCTGCTTGATCAATACCAAAATTAACATTTGCATTTGAAGTTATTGAACTATTTGAAGTCGCTTGTTTAGATGTTTGTGTAGTTCTTAAAGAGAATGAAGTATTACTGAGTAAATACAAATCAATTCTATCTGAATTTTGTTTATAAATTCTCATAGCAAGTGGATTAGTATTTGCTGTAAAGAAGGTGGTTGGGATTGTCGGCTCAGTAAAGTATTCAAAGTAAACACTTGAAATGGACGCATTACCACCAACGGCAAGATTAGAAATTTGCCTAACTCTACCTCCAAATCCAAACCCTAATCCATTTTGTTTTTGAGATACAGATATTACATCTCCAGGAGCTAATGTAATTGCCTCAATACTAGTCGTAAACTCAACACGACGACGTAAATATCTTGAAGCAGCGATATGATATTGCGCAAATCTCAATGCTTGACTTCTTCGTGTGACACCAATTAAATCAAGTGTAGATAAATTTTCTAAGGCACTTTTATCTCTACCATCATTTCTATCAACAGTGTCAATTCTTACAGTCTCTCGTTTGTAGTGATTTGTTGGTTCAATATAGCTTACGTCAACTGCTGTGATAATTTCACTTTCTTTAATACCTGAAATTTGAAATGTACTTTCTTTAATGTTTGTTTCATTAAACATCGCTACGGGTAACTCATCAGGCATATCTACAGCTAAGGTAAGTTTACCCATGTTGTAAACCAAAGCACCTCTAAAGATAGCAGTAATTTGATTTAAAATATCCATCACTTGACCTTGATCTGCGATGGTAATATCACACGTAAATCTACGCTCTTTAATTTTTATTGAATCAATTAATCCAAATTGATTTTCTCTAATTGTGGCAAATTGACCTCTTGGTTTATGTCTAAAAGTGCCGTCAGCTAAAGATGTAACGCCTTCAAACCTACCCGTCTCTACGTTACAGGCATCACAATATTGTGCAATTTGATAAAATTTAAACTTATCTATAACGTCTTCAGGAATACCTAAACCATAAGTATTGTTTGTTAAAATATCATAAACTATCCATACAGGGTTTTGTGTCCAACTAAAAACAAATGTACCATCCCAAGTACCAACATAAATCTGAGGATTACTCCCAGTAAGTTTAGTTTCAGGACCGCTAAATTGTAATGAGTATCCATTTTCTTGATAAGAATTACCTGTGGACCCCCCATCAACAACTTCTAACTCTCTCCAATCAATCTCACCGCTTTCAAGCACTGGTTGATTATAACAAGAGGGAACTTTTACAATTAGTCCTTTTACCATTGAAGTAAAATTAGGAACGCCACCAACATGTTCTGAATGTGCTTTGATCGCATATCCTATATGAGCAGTTCTTGGATAGGCTTGGCGTTTAAATTCTATTTCAGTCCAACCCTTAACACTAATTTCATCATGAATTTTTGAGGAGTCACTATCATCTGATGTTTTCTTAATTGTAAACTTATATCCGTCATCTGATCTATGCTGCTCTGGAATTAAAATAGTAACATCAAATCTAAATAAGGTATTAGTTTTACCGCTAATTGATTCAATGTGTGGCTCACCGTCCTCTAAAATTTGTGTTGTACCAGTTCTGTCAAACACATCAATGGAAAGCTCTGCTGAATGACCCCGAATGTTACCCCGATCATCTTGATTAATTAATCCTCGTAATTCAAAGGCAAATCGAAGAGCGTCCCAAGCTTGAGCGCTCGTATCTTGAAGTTCTACTTTAGACTCGGGAATACCACCAACATTACCTTTTTTAAGCTTAACAGGAGAAGTAAAGTTTTGAGGAGTTGCAATCTCCTCTCCAAAAACTCTAAGTGCAGGTTGAGTAACAGTTCCAGTATTGGTTAAAGTTTTAAATAAAACAGTATTTTCATTACCATCACCATCTAAATTAATAAGGTCATCAATGTTTCCGTCCTGAATTTCAATGTCTTGAGGACCATTAGCATTAATTCTATAAACTGGTCCCTCACCAAATCCAATTGTTGTAAACATCATGTCAGTTGAAAATTTATTGTTTGGATCTTCTACAGCACCGCCTTGTTGACCTCCACCTTTACCTCCTCCACCCTTATTATGGACACGAATACTATCCGCAATGTAAGTGTGTTGAGTTGCTACAGTAAAATTATAACTGGTGGCGGAAGGAGCGGGACAGATTTCATCTATCGGAGAAATTTTTCCTTCTTCAGTGACTAGTTGATCCTCTCCAGCAATTAGTTTACCTGCCTCTAAAAATAAACCATCTTCTAGAAGCACCCAATGATTAGGAGTCAAAGTTAATTCACCGTTCCAATGAATTAACTTTATAAACTGATCGTTTTCATGCTTGAAAGTTTCTGTGACGTTAGCAGGGCCTAGCTCCCCATCTTTATTAAACGCTAGAACTAAATCACCCAACTCAATATTTTCTATAGCTTTTTTAGAGCCGTCAGCCATAGAGATTTGTGTGCCGCCTATAAAACAACCTTTTGAACCTCGCACATGAGGCATCATTTGTCCGTCGTATATTGTATAATTTCTTAAAGCCATTATTCTTCTGCCCTCGCTTCAGCCGCTAACGGGGATTCATTTGAGTTAAAAATTTGTGCTATACTTGGAGCATCATTTTGTGCGTGTTGTTGACTTAAAATGTATCCACTTAAAAATTGACCACCAATACGCATTAAGCCATAGTTTAAAGCAATTGGGGTTCCTGGCTCGGTTGTATTCTGTAGCGATCCAAAAATATTATTTTCAGTTCTTGTACCTGAATCTTTTGCAACTTCAATTGTTTTACCTTTTGGTCTAGAAGTAAATAAAGAGGTTATAAATGAAAGCGCTAAATTTCCTATAATACTATGTACAAAGCTTGGCATACCTGCGATAGCGGAACCAATACTCCCGAAAAAACTCCCGCCGCCACCAAACATACCAGCTTGAAAACCAGACGTGCCTAGCTCCAGAAGACCACCTGCCGGAGCAGCGCCAGCTGCACCAGGCGCTGCTAAAAGGCCAAAACCTCCGGTGGCGATGCCAACAACAGCAATAGCCGCAACCGCAAACATAGCTCCTCTTCTTCCACCACTACCACTAACGACTGGAGCTATGTAAACTATCATGCCCTCTTTTGGTTTTTTTAAGTTTAACTCATCTCTTTTAATTAGCTTTAAATCCTGCGTTATGTAACAAAATGATTCAACTGAAAAACCTTGTTTAATCTGAGACATATACTTTGAAAAGCGGGGATGAACACTAGCTAAATAAAATTCAATATCATAATAAGAAGTTATTTCAATCTTGTAATCTTTTTGATTAAAAAACTTTGCAAAGGTGGAGTGGGGCTTAAGAGTAATGAGCATTATGCTGCTTCCTCTGCCTCTGCTGATAAGGGACTTTGATTAGCATTAAAAATAGAAGCAATACTTGGGGCGTCATTTTGTGCGTGTTGTTGACTTAAAATGTATCCACTTAAAAATTGTCCCGCACATCTCATCAAACCGTAATTCAAAGCCACAGGAGTTCCTGCCTGTGTGTTGTTTACTAGAGATCCAAAAGAATCATTTTGTGAACGGGTTCCTGAATCTTTTGTTACTTCTCTGGTTCTCGCTTTTGGTGATGAAGTAAAAAGTGACATAACCATACTTAAAGCCAAACTAATTGCCATGCTTGTTATAGTTTGAGCAACACCTGCAGAAATGAAAGCACCTGAAGCCGCTAATGAAGCTTCAGCAGCAACACCACCGGCAAGAGCTTCTGGCCCAAGCGCAGCGACAATTTGTGGAGCATAAATTGCAACAACAATAAGCACTGCAATCATAACAATTGTGCCTGCTTTACCTCCTGCGCCAACAATGACAGGAGCAATGTAAATTACGTCATCTTCTTTAAATTTGTGGTACGGAAACAACTGTGGCTCAATTACGTTACCCTTTTTATCTAAAAAACAAAAATCCTCAAACGTTGCTAAAGCCTGTGCCTGTTTCATAAATAAACCTAATTTAGGGTGCATAGCTTGAATATACAAAATTACATCAATGCAATTTTTTACATCAATTGTATACTCATCTTCAGCAAAAAAAGATTTCATAGACCCTACAGGTTTAATTGTCAACAATACAGTGTTTCTCCTCGAAAGGTTCAAATTTTAGCGCATCTACTTTTTCATCCATCCAGTATATAAAAAATTTCATGTTGAAGCCAACTAAAAATTTATACTCTTGAAATGCTGCGCTAACTTTATCATCTTGGCTTGGAATTGGCAGATCGCTTCCAGGGTGAGAATGAAAAATTCCCCAAATGTTTTCATCGTGTTTAATAAAAACTGAAGGGTCTAAAATAAAAGTTTCTTTTGGATAGTCACTTAAATTTTTACACGGTTCATAAGTAAAGTTTTTTAAAATTATTCCGCAAGCTTCACGAGGATAATCCCTTAAAGCGTGATTATTCATATCTTCAATTAATTTGGTATACCTATCCATTTGTATATTCCTACTGTAAAATTTTTATACCATCTACCATAGGGAGCAACCCAACTTTTATGATTAATCATTGTTTGAAGCATTTTATTACTTCCTAAATATAACGCACAATGATTTGTAACATTTGTCGCTCCAATAGACATAGTAATTACATTAAATTTTTCTAAATCATTAGTTTTCTTCCACCCATAAGCTTCAGTACCACCTTTGTCAAAAGGTCTGTCTTGAGTCTTATTATACCAATCCTCATCAACAATATTACACCAATCAGCGGTATCATAAGGTATTTCAATATCTAATTGTTCCTTGTAAACTAATCTACAAAGATTAAAACAGTCAATACCTGTTTCAGTGTTATTACCTAAATGTCGATAAGGAAAGCCTAGATATTTATTGTACCAAGGAGCGATGTCTATAGATTGCATGGAAGCATTTTGACCACTCGTTTGTAATTGTTTCATATCTTGATGTTCTCCCCTCTTCAAGATGCAACATATAACCCGGTTTTAAAAACATACCAAAATGTATTGGTCTTTCAAATCTTACTGACTTAAATACAATTACATCAAAATCTTGCGCATCTGTCAAATCAACTTTTGTTCCATGTATTAATGCCCATTCTTCTATTTCAGGAAGAGTGATTTTTGACATCCATCTTCTTCCTGCCTCTTCAATGTTATCAGGTATTAATTCAGCAATACAATCAATGTTAAGTTCATTTTTATAAAACTCATGAATAAGGGTCAAACAATTAATTCCATCATAGGAATGCGGAATGCTTAAATATTTAGTTATATTGTTTCGTACCATTCTGATAACTCTGGAAATGTTTTAATAAAAGAAGTTTTATTAATTTTATCTACTTCTAAATTAAACTGTTTAAATTGTTTTAAAAGAGATTCTTTGTTTTCTATGTTATTATTTAAATAATTAACATTACTATCAATGTTAATAATTTCATCTTGATTTAAAGGCATTTTTCTTTTTAATAAATTAAATTTTTTAGTTATTTTTGTCTTTATGTTTTCGGGTAATAATCTTATGTCCATAAAAGCTGGATTATCAAGCGTGCTTAAGTATGTAGAAATGTTTAAATTTTTAAAATAAATAATTAATTCAGGAGTCGTTAAAATACTATAAATAGAGACAGTAGAACTTACAGTATCCACATACTTTTTTACTTTAATTAAGTTTTTTTCAAAAGTATTCCAATCAAAATTAGTTCGACTATATTGACAATGATCTTTGTATCCATCAACACTAGGCCACAATTTTACATTATCAAATTCTTGCCACATGTCAAAAATATCATAACCTTTGTAGGACAATGTGCTTAAATTAGTGTTATAAGTTAATTCAACATCAGTTTTATTATTTTTAATTAACCAGTCTAAAAGTTTATAGTGGCCGTCCATTAATAAAGGTTCGCCTCCTGCAAAATAAAAATGCCGTACAGAATTTTTAATTTTATTTAAATAATCCCAAAAATCAGGAGATTCTGTATAGTAATCTTCTAGTTGAAAAGGAAAATTATTAAATTTAGTAACTTTTTTAACGTCTTTAAACCAAGCAGAAGATGCAAAAGGACCGCAAATACGACATTTAAAATTACATTTATTACCAAATCTTATATCAAGATAAATTGGATTATTACTAACTGATCCGTCCTTATCGGTGTAATCTTGTAATTTTGCAAACTTTCCAAAACGTTTATTAACTTGTTGCCTATTAGACTCCCCTCCCAAAGCTTCAACATCATAACACGCTTTTTTACAAACATCTGGTGCCTTACCAGATAAAAAAAGTTTTCTAACTTCTTTATAGTTATTATTATTAAAAATAGTGGAAATAGGTTCTGTATAATTACCCACAGGATTAGATTTAGGAGATATGTGACAACATAAATGGTAATTACCTTTTACATCACCGTGTAAATGTATCCAAGGTAAAATGCAACCTTTAATCATTACTGTCTAGGAATCGTCCTACCTGTTGCTGGAAATGCACCATAATGTAAATCATTATTACGCACTTGACATGATAATAAACTTTTACCACAAACATCCTCTTGAGCCGTAGATGCGGGTGTATTATCTGCTTTAATTGGGTTTGCGTTACTTTTTAAGTCCGTGCCGGGAATAGGAAGCTCTCCTGGTCCAGGGTATTGACATTCAGCACCCTTATACTCCCATTGACAAGTATTTTTGTAATATTTTCTTTTTGGCACTACAAATTTAAAATATTGTAACCAAGAAGTTAAAGTAAAAGTAGCTGTTACTTCGTTTAGTGCATCAAGTGTTTCTATCTTAAAAACATCTTCTAAAAATGCCTCTGGGTCAGCGTCTACATTAATAATATATAAAGGATCTCCCGCAGTCGTACCCTCTGAAAGATCATTACTTAAAAATAAAAATCTATTTTCTTCAATACCTTGAATGGTTGCTTCAGTATCGCCTCTTGTGCTTTTTACATTATCACCTATTCGATAAGGCATGGTTGTTGTCATTTCATAGGCATTACCTAATTTAGATTTAATTGTAGAATACTCTGGCCAAAAATCTAAAAAGTTGGCGAATGTAGATTTTATCTCAACAACCCCACCTAATAAGTCACGAGAATCTAATTTTTTCTCATCCCAGTTCGCTGCGCCTGCACCATCTGCACTAATCACTTCATCCCGAGTCCAAGCAGCATTTTCTTTTCCATAGGTACCTACAACAGTTGAGCTAAAATTATAAACATTAACTCCTCCTACCGTTTGGGCTCGTAACTCGTGTAAAATGTTAGCAGCTAAATTAGCCGTTGTTTTAGAAGAAAGTTCAAAGTTAGGGAAACCACTCCAATTACTAATCTCATTAGCTTCTGCAACATTTATACTTCTTGGATCAATTCCATTAACATATTCACCATTTACAATTGCCATCGCTGAATTATTTTTATTATTACCAGCGATAAAAGGATCTTCGATTAAAGCACTGATAGTGTTTTCAAAATTAAATAAAGTTACTTCAATTTCATTAATTTCTCCATCACTTTTTTGTTCCATTGCAGACACATTCAAAGGATAAGGTGAATAACTTGAACCATCGTATGTTACATTATAGTTTATGTCAGCAATTATGTCACCATTAATCTCTGCTACACTAAATGGAAAATTAACCGGATAGGATAACCCCTCTCCTTGGCCTGTTGGGTTTCCAGCTTTATTAGGGGGATACCATTCACCTGGATAATAGATTTTTATTAAACGAACTATAGGATTTTGTGTAAATGAATTTTTCTCTCTAATATACGGAGAGTTTGAAATAGAAGCAATACGAGGACTTATCGCCGTGGTGGTATTACCTGTAAAAACAGCAGGGTTAAATGCTGTTGACTCAAGATTAGCTGTATCAACTCTAACTGTGACATTGACATCTTTTGCTAAAGATTCCGCTTTAAACACAATTGCATTTGCAAACATAGGGACAACGTTGAAGGTTGTTTGTGAATTTAATTGAACGTTACCACCAAAAGATCCATGTTGATTTGCGTTAGCAGCTAAATCTCCTGTCCATAAATATTGATCAGGATGCACAATGGTGTTGTTTAGAATGACTGTGATTTCACTTTTTGAATTTGCCTCAATCGGAAGCAAAAGAGCGTTAGTGTGGGCCGTATCTTTACT